TTCTCCAGCGAGGGCATCCCCCGCCTTGGTCAGCCGCTCGACCTCGGCCTTGAGGCGGGTCTGGTCGTCAATCAAGGCGGCGACCTGCGTCTTCAAACCATAGACCTCGTTGTTGGCTTTCTGCCATTCACGCACAAGCCTGTCCTCGTTCTCCTTTTCCATCTGAATGTCGGAAGTCAGCCGCTCGACCTCGGCCTTGAGGCGGGCGATTTCCTCGTCGGCGTCGATGGTCGCTTGGATGATGGACACGCGGACGACCTTCAGCACGTCGGCCTTTAGGGCGGCGGCGAAGGCATCACGCTGGGACTCGGCGTGGTGCAACTGCAGGCGAAGCCGGGTGACTTCGTCGTAGTCGTTTGGGTTCTGTTCGGGTGGTTGGGTTTTCATGGTGGGAAAGTTACTTGTCGTCCGGATCTACATTGACGGCACCGTCCATGGCCTTGAGGTCGTCAACGACCTGGCGCATGGAGTCGAGCTGCTTGCGTCCCTTTTCGACGACGTCGGCCAGCTCGGACAGGGACATCTCATGCTGGTCCTTTCGGCCGGCCTTGCCCAGTTGCAGGGCGGCGGCGACGGCCGACAGTCCATGGCCGGAAGCCTCCAGGGTCCAGCGTGCGGCTTGGAACCGTACCTGCGCCGGTGCGGACGGGTCGGTCATCATGGATTGCATGACCTCCCACGCCTTGGTGGCGCCGGCGGTCTTGATCTCCATGTCCCGCTTCAGCTCGATGGCCTCGCGGACCTTGTGGTTCTCGAGCAGCTTGCTTCCGCCGTCGGCGTAGCCGGCGGACTTGGCCGCCTGCAGGGCGTTGCCCCCGTTGGCGACGTAGGCGTCGACGAAGGCGAGCTGTTGCTGGTTGAGCGTGGACTGTTCGGTGTCGTGGCGGATGATGATGCCACCCTTCCATTGGTCCTTATCGGTTTTGTTTTTTCGCATCGAGTACGGATCGTTTGATTTGTTTCCAGTTAAAGTCATTGTCCACGCACCACCGGTGGACGTTGGACACCGGCACGCCGAGCGTGGCGGCGGCCCTGGACATGGTGCCGCCGGCTTTCCCCTCGGCCATGATGACGACGCCCCACCCGGTCTTGTCGTAGGATGTGCCGACCATGCGGCGTCGCTGCTTGGTGAAGCTGATGCCTAGGATGATGGCCCACCTGCGGACGGTCGCCGGCGTGAAGCCAAGCTTGCGAGCGGCCTCGGGCAGGCACATGCCGGCTTCGGCGAGCCGGCGCATGTGCGGCCGAAACTCATTGATGCGTGCGGCGGTCGACGGGAACATGACATTGCCCCGGAAGACGACGGCGCCTCGGTTCTGGAGTCGGATGATCGGCGACTCTATGACTTCGGGCTTACTCATTTGACCTTGTTTAGGCGGAACGCCTTCATGAACTTGGAGTCGGGGACGTTCTGCATGTTGTAGTTGTACCGGGCATAGCCGGCGATGCCCAGGTTCCACGCCAGCCACGTCTCCCCGAGGGTGGGCAATCGGCCGACCTTGTCGTGCAACCGGCGCCGGGTATAGGCAAGCCAGACCATGGCGTAATCCCGGGCGATCACCGGGTCGGTCGCCTTGCTATAGGGGTAGACAGGCAGGCCGAGCTTCTTTCTGACGGCCGAACAATCGGACCAGCTGGTATGCCAGAACTGAAACGGTCCGATGGCCTTGCCTCCGTCGCCGGCAGGGGTGGACGATCCTCGGCCAGAGCTTTCGACTTGTTCGACGGCGTCAACCCATGTGTCTGGCATGGGTGCGAGTAGTGATGCGGCCATTGTTGCGAGTGTCGTAATCATGTTGGGGACACCGACACTTGTTCACTTCTTCTTCTTGGCAACGTTTTTCTTAACATCTTTCTTCACCCTGGCCCTGCCCGTTCCGGACACAGGCAGGCCGCCACTATCCCCATACTTCTTAACACCATTCTGCACTATTAGTCGGCACCTTTCCCAGAGTGATATATTATCCCGGCCGTCGTCCGCCTGCTTGAGGTAGTCGTGGATCTTGCGGTTCATTTTGTCTTGAGGATTGTTCGGGTGTCTTTGTCGAACTGGTACTCGTCCCAGTCCGGGCCGTCGTAGGCGCCGGAGTTAATCTCGGCACCGGACTCGTCGCTGGCGATCGGTCCGGACGGGACGTCGAGCCACTTCTTGTCCTTGCCACCCTTGGCGGCGGCGGCGACGAGTGACTTGGTGAGGAGCATCTCCTCGACCATGTGAGAGAACTCGCCTGGGCCGATGGACCGTAGCAGGGCGGGCAGCTCGCCTCGCCGGCGGTACAGTCCGGACTTGGCGTTCTTGCCTTCGGCCGAGTACGGATGACCGTTGCGTGCAGCCAACTTGACGGAGGCGAGCAGCCACTCCCGTCGCTCGACGAAGTTGACGTCATTGAACTTATCCCTGGCGGTGACGTCGACGAGCAGGCCGGACTCGGTACGCAACAGCGTACGCTCGCCGTCGTACATCTCCGGGTTGTTGGCCTTGATGACGGCCATCTTCCACATGTGTCCCTTCTTGGGTACCATGTTCAAGCCCTTCATGCGACGGTCGTAGTCGGAGCAATGCCAGATGCCTAGGACGTAGCGGAAGGCCGCCGGCAGGGCGGAGCTACCGCGGATCGCGGCCTTCATCATCTCGGCGTTGCGGATGGGTTCGTCGCCCTGCTTGCGGATGTGGTGAGGCACGATGAGGGCGGCACCTAGCTCGCCGCAGACCTGGGATGCGACACGGGCAAACTCGTTGATGACCGTGGCGCTGTTCTCCTCGCCGTGCAGGACGCTGTTCAAGGTGTCGATGACGACGAGCTGCAGGTTTGGGATCTGCTTGAGCAGGGCGAAGAACTCGAGCCACTTACGGGAGGGCCTGGACTCCTGGGTGCGTGGGTCTTTCTCGACGAGGGAGAACGAGCCGCCGGAGTTAATGGTGGGCAGGATGACGAGGTCGTCACCGGCCTCTCGCCGGCGGCTGCCGTCTGGGTCCATGTCGGCGAGGCGGATGTGCAGCTCGTCCTTGTCGTCCTCGGTGGTGAGGATGACGACGGCACCCTTACGCATGACGGGCATCCCGCCCCATGTGTCGCCGTCACGCTTGGCCGCCACCTTGAGGGCGAGGTCCAGCATGAGGAAGGTCTTGCCGGCGCCGCCTTCGGCGACGAGCAGGCCGTGCTTCGACGCCAGCACCAGCTTGTCGACGAGGAACTGGCGGGCCGGGCGGTCGCCCATGGACCAGCGGTGGGCGGCCCAGACGGCCAAGCCCTGGCCCTGCTCGAGGATAGGCTTCTCCGGCTCCGGCATAGGGCCGTGGGTGGCGATGTCGTTACGCAGTAGGCCCTGCCACTCGGTGTTGAAGCGGGCCTCCGGCCAAGGCGGATCCATGTGGGCCTGCATCCACCCGTAGGTGGACAGGCGGGCCTGCTCGAGGTCCATCTTGCCGATGCGTGCGGTGTGGATGTAATGCCCGGCGACGCCGTTGAACGCCGACCACCGGGTGATGGCGCCCTCGGAGCCGGCCTTGACGTCCTCGGTCAGCAGGTCGGCGGCAGCCGGACCAGCCGGCGTGTTCATGGGGTCGGCCGGCTTCTCGACGATGGCCCACTCGCTGGCCGGCATGAGAGCGGCGGCCATGCTGGGGTTGGTGACTACGGACTGCCGATCGAAGCTCTCGACGACGACCGGACGGCGGACGCCGTTCTTCCCGTGGATAGATCCGGCAAGGCGGATGGGCTGATGCGCGCGGCCGTACGGGTTGCCGTCGACGCCTAGCCCGAACTGGATGTCGGCCCCGGCCTTGCGTGCGATGGCGTCGCGGATGGCAACGACCTCGGCGACGGTGACGTCGTAAATCTGCCAGTAGGCGTGCCGCTTGGCGGTGCCTTCATCTGTGGTGCCGCCGGACAGCACGACCATGGCGGGCTTGCCGAAGTGCTGCTCGACGAAGTTGAGCTTGGCCTGGGTGTCGCCGGTATCGAAGTCGGCGCAGATAGTTTTGAATACGTCGCAGTTCTCGGCCGTGCCACGCTCGTCCTTAAGGGTGCAAGGCACGATGAAGGTGGCGACGTCGTGCTGTCCCCACCGGGTGGCGTGGAAGATCACCGATGACACGAAGCGTTCCCATCCAAGCGTCGCCGGCTCGAGGATGATGTCCTCACGGAAGATGCCCTCGCGGGTGGTGCCTTTCTCGCCGATGCCCCGGAGGCAGACGTAGCCCTTGGCGTCCTTGCCGAAGAGCATCTCGAGGTGGGACTCGACGGCGTCGTGGTCGATGTGAATAATGTCGGTCATGTTGGGGGGTGTTAGTCCTGGCTGTTGGGGTGCCTAGGTCAACTCCACAATCTCGCCACGGGCGGCCGCATCCTCGGCGACGGCCCGGGCAACCTCGTCGTCAAACTGACGCATCTCGTCTGGCGGGACGACGAAGCTCTGCCGCTCGGCTCCTCGGAAGTACTGCAGCCGGTCCGGTCTGATGACCTCGGCCCTGCCGGCCCAGCCCATGAAGGCGATGGCCCTGGCGTGGTAGTCGACGTGCATAAGGACGAAGACCTTGACGTCCTCCTTGGTGGTCATCACGCCGCCGATGAGGTAAGCCGGGACAAGCAGGTGCGGGTTGGGATGGTGGCTGGCCTTAACTTCGATTGACTCCCCATTGGGGGAGATGAAGTCGACCGACCCAGAGCGTGCCTCGATGGTGTCGTCACGCTCCATGCCGAAAAGCCGGGCGAAGCCGATCTCACCGAGCAGCCCGACCAGGTCGGTGACCTGGCCCGACTGCCGGCCGACCTTGCGGTCGCAGATGCCAGCAGCTCGCGACACGTCGTGGCGTGCGGCTGCTTCGGCTTCGGCGTGGACCATGACGTGTTCCGGAAGCTTGATGACGAGCTTCACAGGGAGTGAATAAAGATTGGGGTATGCGCCCCGACGTAGCTGCCGGTGACATTGAAGTTCATGTGTTCAATGGCATCCTCGTCGGACATGCCTTCGGCCATCAGCACTCGCACACAGGTGTCATACTCGTAGATGACCCGGATAGGGCTGAAGTCGGTGATGCCCACGATGGCGGCGTCGAAGCCGTCGGCGGTGAGCGTCTCATCATCCATATCTTCAAGGATCTCGGTGAGTCGTTTGCGGTTCTCTTTAGCCAGCTTCTTGAGGTGGCTCTTCTCGGTTTTGTGGATTTTCATGTTGGGGAAGGGTCAGCGCAGCCAGCTAGGGGTGATGTCGGTCGATGGCTTGGCCGGCGTTGGCGTGCCGTGGCACCGCTTCTTGTAGTCGCAGAACTTGCACTTGAAATCATCAGCCCCGCGGCCGGCTTTGCCCATCTCCTCGGGGGTGGAGGACTTGACGATGCGGACGGCCCGATCGATGTAGCCCTGGCAGTCGCGAGCGTTGAACTTTACAATCTCAATCCAGACCTCACCGGTATCTCGGTTGATGGCCGTGAACAGGCACGACTCGATGTCGTGGTAGCCCATGTAGATCTGGACCTGGGCGTAGTAGGTTGGCTTAAACTCCTTCAGCCCGTTGCGCTTGAAGTCGGAGAAGGTCTTCGACCCGAGGGCCTTGTTCTCCCACAGCATCGGGTACTTGATACCAGCGATGGCCGGGCCGCCGTGGATGACGCCGTCAAGGTGTCCCTTAAACTTGCCTTCGGCGTCGCTCATGGCGATCTGCCGGCCGTCCTCCGTGTGCGTCTGCAGATCGAAGCCGGCGAGCTTCATGTACTGGGACATGCGTTCCTCGCCGTCATGCCCCATGTCGAACATGCGGAGGGTGTTGCCACGGAAGCCGGCGCCTTCGTCCTTTGGCGTCATGTGGAACGAGTAGGCCAGCTGACGCTCGCACTCTCCGCCGATGGCGGAGGCTCCGAGGTACTGGCGTGGGACCTGTGCGGCCACCTTGGCCTGCAGGGTTTCGTCCATGAGTGCAATGACTTGGACGGTGATCGGGTCGGGTTGTGTTTCGGGTTTAAACATAAGATCAGATAGCGAGGACCTTGGCCTTGACGTGGTTCTCATGCCACTTCCAAGTTAGCGCGCAGGCGGCGCGGTACTTCGTCATGCCGAAGGCGGCGATGCGCTGGACGGAGAGATGTTCGAGCTGCTTGTCGGTCGGAGGCTCGGTGATCCATCGCTTGCTCTTGCGGGCGGCGTCCTTGTCGCCGTGTTCCCGGAGGTAGTCGTCGGCCGAGGCGATCGCCTGGAGCCGGTCGTCGGTTACGGTGATGAGTGTGGCCGTGCCGTACCCCTCTCCCCCGCCGACGGCGTACTGCTTGCCGGCGTGCTGGACGACGCAGGCCCATGCGGTCATGGCGGATGCGATGGTCACCATGCCGTCCCAGAATGACTCCCACTTAAAGGGGGACATCTCGAGGATCTCGACCTCGGTCAGCTGGAAGTTCTCGAGGGCGCCACGTTCCTCGGCTTCCTTCTGTCGGCGGGCTACGCCGTCGAAGATGTGGTCGCAGGCTGGGCAGACGGCGACGCCGAGCGGGACCTGCATGTCGCAGCTAGGGCATGGCTTAAGCTTGGCCGCACCCTTGATTGGTTCGAGTACGACCTCGGTATCGAGACACCCGTGGGTGAGGATGGAGTAACCAAAGTCGAGGACGATGCAGTCGGACTTGACGACGCCTGGGTGCTTCTCCGGGTCGACCTTACGCAGGCCGCGTCCAATCATCTGGATCATGGTACTCTTGTAGCTACACGGCCGGAGCAGCAGCACGCATGACACGGTCTGGCAGTCGTAGCCCTCGGTGAGGACGGCGACGTTGATCAGCACCTGGGTACGGTCCTTCTCGAAGTCGGTCAGCGCGCGCTTGCGGGCGTTGTCTGAAAGTCCGCCGTGGACGATGTCGGCCTTCACGCCGGCGTCGCAAAAAGCCTGGGTCACATGCTCGGCGTGGTCCACGGTCGAGCAGAAGACGACGGTCTTCCTGGTGCCGGCCTTGTCCTTCCACTCGGCGATGACCTTGCTGGTCACGGCGTCCTTGTCCATGATGGCCTCGACCTGGGCCATGTCGAAGTCGGCGACGGTCTTGCGTACGTTCGCCAGCTCTGACCGCAGGCCGCAGTCGATGACGAAGACGCGGGGGCGGACGAGGTTGCCAGCATCGATAAGCTCCTTGATGGAGATGACGTCGGCGACGTTGTCGAAGACCTGCTTAAGGGCTTTCTTGTCGGCCCGCTGGGGGGTGGCGGTTACGCCGAGGACCTTGACCTTCGGGTTCAGTTCCTTGGCCCGGTCAAGGATCCGCAGGTAGGAGTCGGCGGCGACGTGATGGCACTCGTCGATGACGATGAGGTCCATGGCCGGCATGGTGGCTAAGTTGTCCTCGCGGCACAGCGTCTGGACCATGGCGAAGGTGACGCCGTCGGACCACTTCTTGCGGTCGGCGGCATAGATGTCGGACTGGGCCTCTGGGTCGAACCGCTTGTAGGTGGATCGGTTCTGGGCTACCAGTTCATCTCGGTGCTGAAGGACCAGCGAACGCATGGTGGCGCCGTCACGCTTGGCAAACTTGATCGCGGCCGAAAGCATGACGGTCTTGCCGGCGCCGGTAGGTGCGACGCCTAGCGTGTTACCCCTGTCAGCAAGGGCGTAGCATAGCCGGTGGACAAAGTCCGCCTGTCGTGGTCGGAGCTTCATCGGAAAAGGATGACCGCCCAGAGCCTCGCAAGAGGATAGGCGGCCGTTTTTTGTGGGACGCTAGAGCGTCCAAAAGAGGGGGGCGGGGAGAGAGGCAGCCCCAACAGCTGCATCATCCCTGCGAGCGTGGACGGAAGTGTCTGGACCGACGGCCAGGTTGTCGTCCCGCTCTCACCCTGTTTGTTAGAAAGAACAGACCAGCTCGACCTGCATGCCTTGCAACTTGATGCTGACGACCGTGCATTAAATGTCAGCAACATTCTCATCGGTGGGTTGGGCAGGTCGAGGGTCTTGCGTGACGCCCCCTTAGAAGGGGACGTTGCCAGAAGCCGGCGGCTTGATCACCCAGTTAGGGGCGTTGCCGACCGACGGAGCGGGCGCGACGAAAGCCTGCGAGCGGGCTTCGGCCACGGCCTGCTGGCCGCCGATCAACTTCTGGTAGTCCTTAAAGCCCGACTTGGAAGCCGGGTTAGGGGACAGCCACTCGGCGACCTTGTTCTTGTCGGCGTACGCGGGGTCGGTGTTCTTCTCGACCTTGACCTTGATGGCGACGCGCTGGCCGTCCATGCCGGTCATGATGGCGAGCGTGTCCTTGCCGGCGAAGGCATTGTACGACGCCGGATCAGACGGCTTGAACCAGCCGGACGACTCGAAGATGCGGGTGATGGACGTGATGCCCATGCTGCGCCACTTCTCGCCGTTGCGGTCGTCCTTGATGTCGGGCAGCATGTCGAAGACCTTGCGGCCCTCGTAGTCGCCGCCGACGATCGTGAGCGTCACCGGGTAGTAGGTGCCGCCGGACGACTTGGACTGCTTCGCCGCGCCAACCGTGAGGATGGCCCAGGCGAGCGTGCCGTTGGGGATGAGTTCGGGAGCCGAGCCGGCGCCGGAGTTGATAGAGAACGGATTTTCCATGGTGTGTGTGTGTTTCTGGGTGGGTGAGATTACTTGGCCGCCGGCAGGGTGGTGACGACGGAGGTGTCGACGCGCTTGCCGGTGTGGATCTTCTTGATGAGGGCGCCGAGGTCCGGGGCTTCCAGCAGCTCGAGGCGGCCGGAGCGGTCCTTGGCGGGGTAGCCCCACGGGTTCTGCTGCTGGCAGCAGAAGGCACGGTAGAGCTGGCCGTCCTCAGTCTTGAAGTTCTGCAGGGTGATGACCTGGTCGAAGATACCCGGGAGTTCGCGGCCGGTCTTGGAACCTTCGACCTGCGGGTTCCAGCTGACACGCTTGAGGTCATCGACCTCTTGGTCGAGGATGCCCGACACGACGATGGACTTGGGGCAATGCTGCAGGTGGGTCAGCCAGCGGATCATCTCCTGCCCGAGCAGGCCGTAGGCACCGCGGGTGTCCGGCTTGCCGTCCTTGTTGAACGTCTCCGGCTGGACCTTGGACCACTTGAAGCACTCGCGGGAAGCGACCGTGATGGAGTCGATGAAGATCGTCTCGTACTTATTAAGGTCGATAGCGGCGAACGCCTTGACGACGGCTTCATAGACCGGCTTGCAGTAGGCGCCGTTGGCGTCGGACGGGTCGAAGCCGCCGATGTACAGGGCAAGCGCGCGGGCGATCTCCCACGGGTACTTGTTGTACTCTTGAGCTACGGCTCGGACGTCGATCACGTCGCCGGCCCAGTCCTGGATGGCGAGGGTGCCGGCCTCGAGGTCCACGAAGAGGGTGGTCTTCGGGTCGAGGGTGCGGGCCTGCGTGGTCTTGCCCACGCCGGCAGGGCCGAACAGGGCGATGTTGACTTTGGGGACGAGTTTGAGGCGATCGTCAGCCTTGATGATTTTGATCATGGTGTTGGGGGAGAGTTAGGAGGCGAAGGTAAACTTGGGGTCGGAGTACTTGACGGTCCGGGCGTCGATCAGCTTGTCGAGGAGCTTCTCGTCGCGGACGGCGTTGAACGCCTTCTCGGGGACCGTGAACTTGATAGCGAAGAGACGCTCGACCTCATCGTAGGGCATGGACTTGGCGATGGCCTTGAGCTTGTCGCTGTCCCAGTCGCGACGGGCGGTGATCTCGCCGGCGAGCTTTATGCCTTCAACCTCGAAGGTCATCTGGCCGTGGTTCTTCTCCATGCCCTGGAGGTGGGAGGTCAGCATCGCGTTGAAGCGCGACTGCAGTTCCTGTTGGATGACGTCCATCTGCTCCTTGGCGGAGTCGATGACGGTTTGGTGGACGACGACCGCCTCGCGGAGTTCCGCGATGGTCAGCTCGTTGACGGCTTTAGCAGCCGGCTTGGTCTTTTTGTTTTTCATGTCGGTTGGGGGAAACTTCCTTGCCGGCGTTGGGAGCCGAGCGGAGGACAAAGGTGTTGAGGTCGAGCGGCCGGCGTTCGTGCTGCGCCAGATCCATAAGCTGGACCAGACGCACGGCCGGGATGTTCTCACGCTCCATCCACTTCTCGATCGTCTTGACCGAGAGCTTGGTGCCACGGGCTTCAAGCCGACGATGCAGCTCGCCGCGACCACCGAAGTGGGCGACGAGTTTGCGAGTATCGATGCGGCTAGAGTTCACGTTGGGACCAGTTGGATGAGTAGAGTTCTGCCTACTTCATGTCGGTCGTCAACGCCTAAAAACATTTTTTTCTGATGCCTTGACTGTCCTCCAATATGTAGGGACTGTTACTGCCCCAACATGCCCAAGAATAACAACGGTCCCCGGCTCGACCTTAATGAAGCCGGCATCTACGAGATCCGCTGGACGGAGAACCGCCGCAGCAAACGCAAGTCCACAGGCACGGCGAACCACGCCGAAGCCCAGGCCACGCTTGGCCGACACCTACTTGGCATGAGCGAGCAGCACAAGCCCAGGCCGTGCAACGTCGCCGAGGTGCTGTCGACGTATCAGTCTGAACATGTCGACCACAAGGTGATCGCCAAGGAGCGGCAGGAAGGATGCATCGACGTGCTTACCGCCGGCCTTGGCAAGCTCGACGTGCAGCAGCTGACGCCGTCGGTAATCATGGACTACCGCAAGCGCCGCAAGGCCGGCACGGTCAACGGTCACGTCGCCGGCGACAGCACGCTCCGCCGGGAACTGAACTGCCTCATCGCCGCCATCAATCATGCGGCTAGGCATCGCCGCATCGCGCAAGCCGACGTGCCGCACATCGCCCTGCCGGACGCTCCGCCGCCGAAGGACTTGTGGTTGAATGAGGTCAAGCTCGACACCTTTGTGGCCGCCGCCGGCAAGCTCTTCACGGGCGAACGCATGTCTAGGCTTTACCGGTTCGTCGTGATCGCGTCGGAGACTGCGGCCCGAAAGACCAGCGTGCTGACGCTACGCTGGAAGCAGGTCGACCTCGCGGCCAGGCTGATCCACTACCAGAACGACGGCAACCAGCGGACCAAAAAACGCCGCGTGCCAGTACCGATGTCGGACCTGCTGTTCGACGTGCTGACCCGTGCGTACGTCGAACGCACGCAGGACGAGTGGGTGCTGGATACTCCGTACTCCATCCAACACCATTTTGAGATGCTGGTTAAAATGGTCGGAGCCGGCTTCGATGATGTCACGCCGCACACATTGCGTCACACCTGGGCTACGCAGGCCGCGCGCGCCGGCGTGCCGCTGTTCGAGATCGCTGGCGTTCTTGGCGATACCCTCGCGACGGTCATGCGCGTGTACGCCCACCATTGCCCCGACCACCTTCGCGGTGCCGTGAACTTCCGCGCCTCACGAAACGCATCGCAAGAGCTATTGCGATAAGGATTAATGCCACGCTAAACACGCCGACGATTTTCTCGGTGTCTTGAAAGCAGAGTCGTGCGTTCTCCAGCATGCCCTCGGCTTTTTTGTTGTCTGACTTGATGCTGTCCTCGGTGATGAGGATTGCCATCGTCATTGGGTCGGTGAGGGCTTGTCGTATGTCCGACATGATCATCCAAAGTCTTACGCAGATTAGGGACGCCATGAGCAGGGTCCCGACCATCGCCACCTCCAGGGCTGGCAGCTTACCTCTTTGCTCGCTTTCCACGGGTGGCTCCTTTCTTTACTTTTGCAACCTCGGCCCGACCCTTGGCCTTCACCCACTCGATTGCAAAGTCCACGACATGGGTGGCTGCCGCCCCCGATACGCCCAGGCATGCGGTCTTCAACCCCTCGGCCATGCTGACTTCCTTTAGCCCTTGGCTGACCAGCCAGGCAACGATGCCGGCGGCCAAGACGTGCCTAGCTGCCTTGCCCCATGTCATGGTTTCGTCGTTAGACAGAAGGATCTTAGCGACCATGCCGGCCATGCCGATCACGGCTGCCGTGAAGCCGCCCTGCCGCAGATGGTCAAGCAGCGTCACGCTACCAGTTGCTTCTTCTACGGGCTTCATCGCTTTTTGCGGTAGCCCTGCTTCCACAGCACGGCGGTAATCTCCCTGGAGACTCGGTCTACTTTTAGTTCGCTGGCCTTCCAGTCAGCCAGGTGCAGGGCTTCGTGTATATAAACGCGCAAGGTTTCCTGCTGGCCGATGATCCGCGGATCGATCTCAATAGTGTTCGTCTCCTTGCAAGCTAGGCCGCCGGTGTTGCCCGGTAGCTGGCGGACGATGACTTTAGGCGGGCGGCGTTTCACGGCGGAGTAGGCGCCAGGATTTTATTCCCATGACGACTGCGAGGTTTAGGGCTAGGAAGATTAGGGTGCCGAGCAGAACCCACTCGGATTTCTCCCCGCCAAAAAAATCGATAAGCGGCCGGGCTGTGGCTGCGACCAGCACGCCGGCTCCGATGGTCAGACCGGCGACCCACTTCTGGATACCAAGCAGGTGACCGAACAATAGGGCCAGGACGCCCAGGCCGATGGTCCAGGTTCCGTACTCGGTCAGCTTGCGAGCCGACTCCGACAGACTGGCAGCCTTGTCGGCCGCTTCCTTGTCGGCCCTGGCTTGCTTGGCCTGCGACTCAGCAATGGCCCTGGCGGCCTTCTCCGCGGCGACGTCCTTCTCGAGTGCGTCGGTCTTCTTGTCCAGGGCGACCTTTTCGGCCCGAAGCTTTTGCAGATCCTTTGGGTCTGGCTTGGCGATCCACGCCTTAAACTTGTCGACGTCCCTTGCGGTCGGCTCACCGGCCAGGCTAGTAAGCCCCTGCGTCGCGGAGTCGTACAGGGACAGGGCTGCGGCCGGCGCTGACAGGCTACTGCGGATGGCCTTTAGGATGGCCGCGTCCTCGATCACCTCGTCCTGCCATAGCTCAAGCAGGGCGGTCTGCTGTACCGCCGGCGGCGGAAGCAATGGCAACGGCTTATCCTCCGGCGGCGTCGCGCAGCCGGCCAGCAGGAGGATGACCGCGGCCAGCCTCACTTGCCTTTGATTTCGTCGACAAGGGTCTTGGCCTTGGCTTCAACGTTCTGAAGCTTGGCAACGTTGTTTCGATACGACATGGCGCCGATGGCAACACCAAGGAAAAACGAAAGGGCGCAGAAGATTAGGATCATTCCATCATGATATAATCCAAGTCCGGCCAGTCAACCAGCTCGGGACCTACTTTTTGTCGGTTTGCAAACGGGACCTTTTTGACACCCATTTGTAAACTTTTTCCAGCTGCTTGGGGGTGGCGTTGGACTTGATTGCGTTGGCGATATGGCTGATGACAGCAATGTTTCCAGGGACGTACCCAAGGCGAGGGTTAAGCCGATCGATCGACGGCGAGCTGTTGCGTCGTCTCTTTTTCTTGCCTTGCTTCAATCGCAGGCCCAACACCGGGCAACGTTTAGGTATGCGGATGTCGGCTTCGGTGATTGAGAATGGGATGCCCGTCCTAGATGCCCGCTGCTTTGCGAGCTGCAGGAGAACGCGAGCTGGGTTGTCCGCCCTGTATTGGCGGATCCACTCGACCCTCTCTTCCTTGGTCTTTGCGATCGTCGCCTAGCGCCACTTGCCCGTACGAAGGAGCAGGCCGATGACGCCGTAGTTTGCGAGGTCCGACCAGGAGTCGTTGATAGACTCGTTGTTCGCTTCGCCGTCACCCTTAAGCTCCTTTGTGAGGAGGTTGCGGATCGGCTGACCTTGTCCTGGGTGCGTACCATCACGCCCAGTTCGCCGTTGAGGCTGATGTTGCTGCTCCCGTAGTCCTGCTGCTTGCGATCCATGAGGAGGGCAAGGGGCAGGATGGCGCGGAGGTATTCCCGCCCCATCTCGGTCTTCAGACCAAGGTCGGAGTGCAGCTTGTCGGCCAGAACGTCGGTATCAATGTTGGGCATTGTGCCTGCATAGTGGACCCGCCTATGCCGTGCCGTCAACAGGTTTCCCTTATTTCTCCCCGATAAACTCGTCCCGGACGCTGTCTTGGCGCATGACCTGGTTAGCCATAAAGCCAAGGAACGGGTGGACAGCGGCAGCCCCACCCACCACGACGGGCTTGCCTACGGCGTTGTAGAGCTGCTTCTTCGCCTCGCGGGCCGGGTCGTCGCCAGACATCGTGTATCCGCCGGCTGCAGCCACGGTCTTGCCGGCAGCTTCCAGGCCAGGGCCAACAGGGATCTGGCCGCGATTGACGAACTTGGCGAGTAACTCGAACTTCTTGCCGAACATGCCAGCGTAGGACGCGGCGTCAACGAGCTTACGTTTGTCTTCCATCTCTTCCCGCTTTTCAGTACCTTCGGTCGGCCAGAGTGCGCCGACGATTTGCTTGCCAGCTTCGGCAGCCAGGACGGTGAGAGTGCCGCCGACGATCAAAGGAACGGCAAGTCGCGCGCGGTCCAGCATCTTTATCTGGTCGCGCTGGCCGGTCGCCGCGGTCTTGGCCTTGTTGTACATCGCGTCCTTCACCAGGTTGGCGTAGGCGTACGAGTAGTTCATCAGTTGCATCAGCATCTTGCCTTCTACCTTGTCGGCGCTGTCCATCTTGAGCGCCGGGTTGGCCTTGATGGACATGCCGTTCGACATGCGCTGGATAGCCTGGCGGTACAGGAAGGCCATGCGGGTGTTGCCCATGATGGACGCCTGGTAATCGGCATCGGACTTTCCTTCCAGCCCCATGACGAAGCTGGCAAAATCCTGGTGTTCGGCTTCCGGCACGCCGTTCTCGTTGAGGATGATCTTGGAGGAACCCGGAGCCGTGACATCCATGCCAAGCTTTTTGAAGAACTTCTGGATCGGCGCTTCGCCGAGCATGAAGCGTACGTTGTCGCGTACGGCCAGGCGGGCGATGCCGACCGAGGCGGCTACCTTTGCCTGCTCGGTCTGCTGCATGAGGTTGGCCTGCTGCACGCGCTGGATCAGCCAGCGAGCCTTCGGACTGCCGTTCTCCTCGGTGTAGTTCCAATGGGCGTCCAGGAAGCTGTTCTCCATCTCGCGCTGGAGCAGGCCGAGCTGCTCGGCCATGGCCTCGTTGAAGGACTGTTCCATGCCTAGCCTAGTTCCGAAAGCCTTTTCGATGCGAGCGTTCATCGCCGGCGAAGGGCGTGACAGCGCGCGGACGGTGTTGACCCAGGTGTCTGCTACGGCCTTAACCCCGAGGTACGGATTGCCCGTGCGGACCGTGTAGCTGACCGGCTCAAGCAGGATGTTGTTGATGAAGCTGAAGCCCAGGTAGCCAGCGGCGACCATGGCGTTGGACCAGTCGATGACGGACGCGGCAAGCGGGCCATGGCGTTCGACGCCGTACCCAAGGGAACGTCGGACAAGTCCGACCGTCTCCTCGATTGTCGCCATGGGGACCTTATCTTGCCCTAGCTGCGCGATCATCGCGGTGAACCTTTCGCCCTTAGGCCCGAAAGCGCGGGCGATCTCGGCGGCCTTGGTAGACCGGCCGATGTACGCGAGCGTGATCTTATTGATGTCCTTTGACAGGAAACTGTCAGCTAGTGCAGCCTCTTCGTCGCTGAACTCGCGTGTCTTCGTCGACGACGGCATCTCGGATTGCTCTGGCATGACCGCGCTGTTGAGCTGAACCTGGTCGACGTTTCCGTTCTGGATCCGGAAGGCCCATTGGCCGGCGAGGGTCTGGTACTCCTGGTCGCTCTTGATCGGGTTGCCGAGGCGTTCGTCGCGCATGCGGTACATTTCCGCGGCCGTGTCGATGAAGCCCTGCAAGTCTGCTTCGAGGGCTTCCGGGCTGTATACGCGAGGGAAGTAGTTCCCGCCGCGGTCACCCATCTCGACGCCGGCGTCGCGCTGGAAGGCGAGAAGCTCGCCCATCATCTGGCGGTACTCGGCAACGGCCTTGGCTACCTTCGGGTCTGTGGGCTTCTTGTTGCCCAGGACGTAGTCGCGGAAGTCGATGTCCCATTGCTGGCGGGCGGCTTCATCCATGCCGGCGAACTCGTTGCCGAACGGCTCCAGGATACGGGCAAAGGCGTTGGCGAACTTGATGCGTTCCTCGCGCATGCGCTGCGGGATCGAGCTGACCTCGCCGGACGCCTCGGTGCCGTCCTTGGTGTGCAGCAGGTTCGCGAGCTTGCGGAGCGTAGGCGACTGCGGATTGCGGGAGACGTTCTGCCAGATCTTGTCGGCGCGGCTCGAAAAGTAGCGGACCGTAAAGATGTCGTAAGCGTTCTGGCGGATGGCCTTAGAGTCGGACCAGACCTGCTTGAGGAAGGGCTTGATCTTCGGGCCGTAGGTCTGGACCATCTGCGACGACCATTGCGAAAAGCTGACGACGGCCTTCTGCATAGCTCGAGCGGTTTGCCAGGCTAGTGCAGCCAGGTGGTTGGGACCGAATGACAGGAGCTGGCCCTTGGGCAGCGTCTTGGCCGCCCAGGCGTCGATGTGACCGGCGATGGTCTTCTCGTCGGCGCCGGACGCGACGGCGTCCTTGATGTTCTTGATCAGCTGGCGGTCTTCGGCCGTGTACTGCGGCAGCTTCGTCTCGACCCAGCGATGGACCTCGGGGTCGCCACCGGTCTGCTCGGACGTGAAGCGGTCCTCTTCGACAATCTCGGTGTTGCCCTGCCCGAAGACACGCTCGCGCGACTTGATGGGCCGCTGGTCCTGGTCGATCACCTTGCCGTTCAGCATGGTGACGCCCTGGCGAATGAGGCGTTCGCCGGCTTCGGCGTAGAGGAGCTTGGACAGGCCCTGGTTCTGCGAACCGGAGTCGACATCGACACGCTCGACGACAGCCGTGCCGTCCTCGTTGACGGTGATCCGCATGCCGGCGACGGTTTCCCGGTTGCCGTTCTCGAGCTGAAGGTAGAGGTCGCCGAACTTGTTCGTCTCGGCGGTGAGCTTGCCGCCCCAGTAGACGCTCTCCGGCAGGTTTTCGGAGGCGTAGTTCGTGATCCAGCCGCGCGCCGCAAGGCCGGGCTTGGCGTGGTTGGCTACCTCGCCGTCCTTGGTGACGGGCGGCTTGTTCTGGTTGATGGACTTCCGGAGGGAAGACACCCCATCGTCGGCTACTCCGGATCCGACAGGTCCATCTTGACCCCAGCCTTCATTTTCTTGCTGACTGAAGTTAGCCCCTCCCGCATCCGTTTCAGCTGCTCGTCGCGAGACGGTCGGCCGTTGCTTGGAGCTTGCTGAGAAGACCTCGAAGTCTCCTTGCGGGGTATATCGCTCGGTTTTTTTGTTGAGTTCTGCAAATCGTTTCGCGAAGTCGGGTTTTCCATAGAGGTCGTTTTTTAGTGCAAAGGTGGTGCTGTCAAGGCTGCTGTGTCCAACCGGCTCGTTCTTGCCGATGTTCCAGGTCAGCCAATGCATCTTAAACGGTTCAACTACCTCGTTCGGACCAAGTCCAAACATAGGGTTCAACCATTCCTTGTTTTGTTCAGCGATGTGCCGAAGGGCATTCTCGATGATCTGGTAAGACCCCTCGGCGACGGCGTTGTCGTTGAGAAGTCCGCCGATGAGAGCGTACGCCTTCGTGCGGTCCTCTGGAACACCGTTCTTATCGAAGGTGAAGACGTCGGTTGATCCGTCCTCAAGGGGCATGCTCTTGGCAGCCTCGACAAGGTGGGGCATCCAGTAGTTAACGACCTGCCAGCGGTCGAGGACGACCGGCTTCATGGTCGCCAGCGTAGCAAGCGTGAACGACAAAACTTTGTGTTTGATGCCGGCTCCAGAGAAGCCCTGCTCGAAGAAAGCCTGGCGCATCTTGATGACGTCGCCGCCGGAGTTGTTGACGATGTCGGTGAGTTCGGTCCATCGACCGTTCCACTTCTCGAGCATCGCGTGGAACGCGTTCGCGTTCGACGTCGCGCCTCGGCCGGCAGGCGTCTCCCCTTCGGCCTTCTCCATGGAAGATTTGACGAGTGCCTTCCACTCGTCCTTGGTCATCTTGAACTCTCCGTTGACGGAGTCGACGATCGCGTTGACGACGGCTTCGTTGTTGAAGAGCCGGATCCAGCCTGCTTCCTGGTTGTAAGGGTCCAACATGCGCGACAGCAGGCCCCACGCCATGTGGGAAGCTACCATCTCCGGCGGAAGCGCGCCGCGGGCGGCGGCTTCATGTGCGTCCCTTAGTGACGCCAGTCCCTCGAGAGCAGACTTGATGAGCTGCGGGTTCTTCTTTGCGGCATCCTCGACAAAGCGTCGGAAGGAAGACGGGTCTTTAATCCACTCATGGAGCTGGAGCGGAGCCGGCGGAATGATGCCGCTGCTCGAGCCGTGTTTAACGATGGCAAGGCTTTCCTGCCACCCTTCGGTCGACACCCCTTTGTCCTCGCGGCTGGAGGCTTGGCGTGCGGCTCGAGCAGCGGCGTTGAACAGCTTGCGCCATCCAAGCCTGGTGGTCGGAGCCTTGGTGATTTGAGGAAGCTCATCCAAGTCGAAGACACCGGGCTTCACGGCAAAGCCCTCGAAGTTGCCTACAATCTTTCCTGCTTTAAGGCGCACACTTGATGCTGGGATTTCAAGTTTGCTTGCAACAGATGCGATAGCCCTCTGTCGAGCCTCCTTCATGGTGGCGCCGTATGCATTGACGGTCTTGTCCTTGCCGCCGCTCCTGTATCCGAACTCGTAGACAGACAGCTTGACTGGCTTGAACGAGCGGCGAGCGGCTTCGGCTTGCTTGGGGGTAAGCGGTCCGGTGGGACGCTCCGCCTCGATGATGTCGAGGACCTCGGCCTTGAGCTTCGGGTCCTTGGCCTTGGCGATGATGTCCTTGATGTGCTGGCGGATCGGCTCGCCGTATTCCTTGACCAAGGCGGCGGTGATGTCGGTTACCTTCTTGATGCCGCGAGCGGACATGAAGGCGACCTTGAAAGCGGCGGCAGCGAGTAGAACTGGGTCAATCGCACCGGCGACAGAGTTGAGCCTTTTTTGACCTTCCTTGAGGGTCTTGTCTGCCCACAGCTCGAGCTGCGAAGTCTGCTTCGGATCGTTCGCCGCGACGTCTGCGATGTCTGGCTGGGTTTCTACGGTTTCGCTGGTCGCGGTCGGGGCAGCCGGCTCGCCCATAATCTGGCGCTTCAGATCAGCGTGCTGCTCCTTGGTGATGATGCCGACGTCCAGCTGCTTGTCGATGCGGGCGAGCTGCGCCTCCTTCGTCTGCTGCGGATTGACGGCCGAAGCCGGCTTGGCTTCGGTCGTGGACTGCGGGTCTGCCTGTTCGGCAGCCTCGCGGAGGTTCGACGCAAGGTCATTAAGACCGTCGATCAGACTGCCACGGCCATCGAAGGTGTCTTCGCGGCCGGCGTTCTCGATGTTGTCCGACTTCTCCTGGTGTTCATCGGCCAAGCTCTCGGCCTTGTCCGCCAGATCCCTGGCCTGCTCGGCGAACTCCTTCGGGTCCATGTCGCCAGCAGCCTCGAGCAGGGCATCAGCCTTGGTGACGATGCCGTTCTTGCCGTTGACCTGCTTGTCGGCGGTAGCCTGTTCCTGGGCGGCGCCTTCGAGATCGTCGCGGAGGATGTCGTAGCCCTCGCGGAACGTCGCGACGTGTGCCGGCTCTTCGGCCTGGGCTTCCTGCTGGGCCTTCTCGGCCGCCTGCTCGCGGGCAGCCTTCTCGGCTTCCTGGCGGGCAAGCTCCTGCTCGATCTCTGCGTCCGAAGGCATCTGGCCTTCTTCTTCGATAGGATCCTGCTTGGTTTGCTGTTGCTGCTGCGTGTCTTGGGCAACGGGGGCGGCCTGCTCTACAGGCGCAGCTTCGGCTACCGGATTGGCCGTAGTAGGAGCGGCGACAGGCGCGGTCGGCTGATCGTTAGTGTCTGCGTTGACGTCTCGGAAACGAGACAGATTGATCCTCTTCAGCAGCAGGTTTGCCAGCCGGTGCGGTTGAGACAACACCTCTTGCTTGGTGTCGTTGTTGTACGGCATCGGCTGCTTTGCCAGGTTTTCATCGCTTGTAACAGCCTCGACAATGCCAGGGAAGCGACGCTCCGCCATGGCGATTAGACGCTTAAGCTGGCTTTCTGCTTCCGACTTCTGACGCTGGTTCTGACGATAGTTCTCCACGGAGTCCAAACCTTCGGCCAAAGATCGAAGCGATACGTCTTCTTCGCTGCCGGACTGGGTTGGTTCCCACACAGGAGTGCCGTTTGAAGGCACCGTCGGCGCAGATTTTTCAGCGCGAGGGGTAGTGGGGTAGGTCAGCGGGAGCTTGTTCTTATTCTCGTAACTGGTAATGTTCTGCTTCCGCTCGTTGAAGCGGTTGCGGAGCTTCGTCGCCTGTGGCGTGCGGCCTTGGCCGGCAGCCTCAAGCTTGGAGATCTGTTCCTTGATCTGGGCGGCTTCCTGCCTGGCCTTCGTGATACCCTCTGGCTCGACCAAGGCGGCAGGTTCCTCGATCGGCGCAGCCTGGGCGGGAGCCGGAGCCGAACGTTCCGGTCGGGCAATTGGTTCCGGACGCGGAGCGGACTGAGCAAGGACAGCCTCAATCTGGTTGTTGATGTTGTTGAGACGCTTCTCGAACTGCTTGGTCGACTCGCCGCGTCGGGAAGCTCGATCTCGATTGAAGGTAGCTTTGTCTCGCTGGGCGACAAGCGAACGGATCTCGCCTTGCTGGTCGCGGTAGAGGTTCTCCCAGCGAGGGTCGGCAAGCGGGTCGAAGCTTGCGCGGTTAGCCCCAGGAGCCGGCGTAGGCTGCGGAGAAGGGGTAGTAGGCTGCTGGGCCTGCGGAGCGGGCGGAGCGGCAGGAGCAGGGGCGGGAGTAGGAGCCGGCTGGGCGGCAGCCTGCGGAGCGGGCTGGGCTGGGGCGGGAGCCGGCTGGGGCTGCTGGCCGCGAAGCTTGGCGGCGTCCTCGCGCAGGCCGGCTACGAAAGACGACGTGGGCTTCTGGGCCGGCTGGGCTACGGGCTGGGCCGGAGCTGGGGCGGCTGGCTCGGCGGCTGGCTCGGCGGCTGGCTCGGCGGCCTGCGGAGTAGGGGCGGATGGCTGGGCCGGAGCAGGGGCGGCTGCTTGAGGGGCGGGGACGGGAGCGGGTGCAACCTGGGGCTGCGGAGCAGGCGCCGGATTGCGGGCCGCATCAGCGGCGACGTTGGCAGCCTGGACCTCCTCGGTCTTGGCTTGAAGGGCGGACATGGCCGCGTACTGCGCAGCAGCAGCAGCGTCCACTTCCTGTTTAGCGGCGATGGTATCCGGATGGTCGTTACCAAGTTCTTCGACGATGGCAACCCACCTTTCATGGGCCGCCAAAAGTGCATCCGCTGCGGCGCTAAAATTAGACTCAAGTTGCCGACGTTCGACTTCGAGCTGGAGAGGATCGGCAGCCGGAGCGGCAGGCGCGGCCGGTGCTTCGGCGGGAGTTACCCCGGCACCAGGAACGATCGGTGCAGCAGCCGCCGGCGCGGCCGACGGTGAAGGAGTGGGAGCCGGTGCAGGAGCGGGAGCCGGTGCAGGGGCAGCCGCCGGCTGGGCTGCGGCAGGAGCAGCAACTGGAGCCACCGTTGCGTTCTTCGTGAAGAGACGCCCAAGGCCAGACACGCCAGCGTCTCCAACTGACTCAAGCCAGGCACCAAGCGTTCCGGCCAGGGCATAATCCTTGATGCTGCTCAACTTTCCTTCAGCGAGGTCGGTGGCGGCAAGAGTTCCGATTTCTTCAACGCCTCCCTTGGCGCCACCAATAAGCAATTTGGACAGGAACTTGTCGCCACCTGGGATAAGTTTCCCTAGGCCGCCTAGAGCCGTGGTCGCGCCGCCTTCGGCAACGCCGACCTTGAGGGCCAAGTTCTTCGAGTCGACGTACGCCTTCTCAAAATTGGTAGGATCCTTAAGGGCGGCAGCGTACCACCCTTCCGGGTCGTTCAGAACATCTACGCCGGTCTTATTGCCCCATTCGACGAGCGTCTCCATGAGCTTACTGTCGTACGACTCCATGCCGGCGGCGATGCCGCCGCCCAACAGGCCGGCCCCCTGCACTACCAGCGAGGTGCCACCAGAAAGACCAGCAGCAACGGCGGAAGCTGCACCAACGACGGCCGCCTTGGCAGATACGACGGACGACTCCGCGGCACCTTGAGCAAGGATAGGACCAAGGTTGACGGCAAGTGTGCCAAGAGCGTCCCAGCCTTCGGCCTTCTTAAAGTCTTCCATGCCCTGGGTTGAACCCTGGGCATTAGCCAGCACGGCGTTCGTCTCGCGCAGCTTCTTTACGATCTCCTCGCGATTGGCCTTAAGGGTGGCAAGGCGTTCGCTCGGAGAGGGAACAGCAACCGGAGTTACCATGTTGAACCCGCCCATGCCGCTGTAAGCAGCTGCTGTCTTGTTGGGCTGCGTCGCAGGATTGAACACGCTGCGACCGACCGATGCGTAGTTCGGATCTGAAAGGATACGCGTTTGCTCGGCCATATTGGCCGACAGTTCGCCGACAAGGTCGGCTTGCGTTTCGCCTTCCCACGCGCGCGTGAATGCGTCGTGGACGGCGCCGGTCTTTCCGGTCGTGAAATCGAACGCTGGCTTGACCACGGTCTTGCCGATACGGGCAGGGTACTGCGAAGGCTTGCCAAGGGCTTCCCCCTGGTTGAACGCAGCCGCCAGGGGGCTGGTCGGTGCAACCGGCTGACCGAGCATGACGCGGTCGACGTCGGTCGCGGCAGGAACATCAGCAGGCAACAGCCCGCCAATGTTCAGCTTCGGTTCCTCGTCCAGCGGAACCAGGCCGCTGACGTCGAGGGGGATCAGTTTAGAGGTGTCGAATTGTTCAGCCATCGCTTACGGCTTACGCATGCGCTTGCCGTTAACGATTAGGATTGCCCCGCTTGGCGCGTTGTCAATGTCGGCCTGCGTCTGAACAACAATCTCGCCGACCGCGGGGGTAGCCGCGGTAGATGGAGCCATGGTGGGGGCGGGCGTAGCCGGCGTCCCTTGGGTGGCAGCACCGGTGACGGTGTCGGCCAGAGCCGATGGCATCTTAAAGCCATCCAGGGTGATCTTGCCGTCCGGGGACTTCTTCAGACCGAAGAGGGTGGACTTTTGGCCCTTTACCGTACCGCCGGTCAAACCGTGGTCGGTTTCGGACTTCTTCATGGCCGTACCCAGGTCTAAACCTTTCTTGACGTACTCTAGGGTGCGTTCGGTTAGGGCGCGCTTCTGGACCGGGTCCACTTGCTCCCACGCGCCAGGCTTTCCAAGGTTCTCGGAGAACTCCTTGCCGTAGAACTGGCTGATGGTGTCTCGCAGCTGCCCCTCGGCGTTGGCCTTCTTAATAGGATCAACACCATTTGATGCGTCGGCAGCTGCCTTGAGGGCGTCGTTATTGATGTTGGCGTTGATGCGATTGATGCGGGCGTCCGTCTCGCGGGTTTTATCGGTAGCACCCTGGCCGATGGCACCCTGCTTGGCGGTTTCAGTTCCAACGCGGGCCGCAGTCAAGTCAGCCAGGCTGACACCCCTAGCCTTGAGGAAATCAATCTGTGCCTGGGTAAAGTTTGTAAGGTTCTCGGCCTTCGACTCGGCGGTGGTGGTAGCGGCGCCGGCTTGCGCCTGGCGGAGGTCTACCGTGGCGTCGCCGGTCTTCGTGATGGCTCCAGCGCGGGCTGCGTCGACGGTGTTTTGGGAGGTGGTTCGGCTGGTATCGTTGACACCCTGGGTGCCAAGTAGTCCGACCCTGGCCTGGCCCTCGGCGGTGACAGGGCCAAGCGTCCACTTTCCGTCGGCACCTAGCTGGACCAGGTTGCCGCCACGTTCGGCGGAGCCGCCGGCGAGGGCGGCAAGGATCTCACGGTCAAAAGTGCCGCCAGGGGTGCGGACCAAGGCGTCGTAAGCTGCACCCTTGTTGTAGTCATCAAGGGCGGCGGCCTGTCCGAGCAGCGGCAAGGCCGTGGCGGGCTTGCCAGCTTCCAGGGCGGTACGACCGCGGAGGGCGTTCTGACCGTGGACGATGTCGTAAACGCTGCCGGAGCGGGCCGCTCGCATCGCAGCAATTTCGCCGGGGGTGTAGCCGGCGGATGCCAGGTACGCCTCGCCAAGGGCGGAGTTCTGATCCTCGGCACCGGCAGCGCGAGCTGTGTTGTAGCGGGCATCCGACTCAAGCGAAGCACGCTTCGCGCGCAAGGCGGCACCTTCGGCTTCGACCTTCGGGTCGTGCATGCCGGCGATGTTGTTAAAGACGGAAGCCCAAGCCGGGTCACCGCCTGTGGCGAACTTTGTCATTATCGAAGTCGAAAGGTAGTTGCCCCAGGAAGGGCAGGGTTAGCAATGCCGCCGGTCAGCTGCGTGCCAAAAGGCACAACGCCCCCGGTCATGTAGTTCTGGCCGGTGAGAGGGACGACGTTCTGCAACGTCATGCCAGGCTTAAGCGTCTGGCTTGCAATGGTGCCGATGTTGCCGGCTTGGGACGGGGCTGCACCCCACCAGCCTGCACCTGCACCCATGCCGGTGATACCGCCGGCGGTGTTCAGTAGGGCGCCAAGTGTCTGCAAGCCTTGACCCTTCTGCGACGCAGCCTGCATCTCTAGGCCAAGGACGTCGGACGATCCGCGCATGAAGTTGCCAAGGCGGGCCTGCTCTTGGGCGGCACGGGAGTTAGCTAGGGCGTTGCCCAGCTGAAGGTCGTAAAAGCCCTGCAGGCCAGCCTTGGCGTTGCCCTGCTGGCCGGCGTAGCCAAGGGCATTGGCCTTGGCCTTGTTTTGCTCGGCCGCGATGATGGCGTTGGCCGACTGGTCGCCGGCTAGGTTTTCACCGGTCGTTGCGACGGGAGCCTGGGCAGCCTCGGTGGCTGCGGCATATTCAGATCGCCGTTCGGCTTCAGCCCTGCCCTGCATCGCGTCTTGCTCACCTCGCGTGGACCTACCTTCGTTGGCGGACTGCACGGCAGCTGACTGATCCTGCAAGCCCTTCTGGCGAATGCGTTCGGCAGACTGCGCGCCTTGCATCGCCTTTTTCGCGCGGTTGGCTCCAGCGGCTTGAGCGGCGGTGCCGGCAACCGTTAGGGCGATGGAAGCTGTAATGGGGTCGCACATGGTTTAGACGACGCGGGGTCCGGATGAGCGGGGCTTGCCGATGCCGAAGTAATCCTTGTAGGCACCCAAGCCAGGACCGCCAGAATAAGCGCCGGCCTGGTTGGCCGCGGATAGGACGCCGGTAGTGTTCTGGAAGAGGTTGGCGACGGGGTTGAAGCCGGTCTGCATTTGAAGGACGCCGGCCTGGCGGAGGGCATTGTTGGCCGCCATCGTAGGATCGCTCGACGCCTGGAGCTGGCTGATAAGGTTGGAACGCTGATCCTCGACGGCCTGGCGTGCCTTCTGGGCTTCGCCGGTAGCGCCTTCGGCAACCTGCTGCCGGGCCATCGCGTTGTCGCGCATCAGAATGCCGCCCTGGCGCGCGCCTTCGCTGGACTGACCAAGGCCGCTTCGTGCAAGTGAATAGGCCATCTGGTCTGCGTTCTGCTTGAACTGCTCGCCGACCTGGGGCAGGGCGAAGTTCGAGTAAGCCTGCTTGCGCTTGTTGAAATAATCGTCGCCGAACTGGGCGAACTGGGCATCAATGTTAGAGACACCCTGCTTGATGCGGGCCTGGCGTGCTTCCTCGTCAGCGCGAGCTTGAGCAGCGCCACCGTCACCGCCTCCTCCTCCAAAGCACATTAGGAGATGACCCTCGATGCTAGGTTGACGAGAAGCAGCGCGAGCAGTTGCAGAAGCAGCAGCCGCGTTATTGTTTGTAACACCAAGACGAGCTTGGGTTGGAAGTTGGGTCCCCATTGCATTAACGGTAGGCTGAACCGGCGCTACGGCATCGGCAAGCGGAGATCCGTCTGCTTTCGACTGATAGGTCGTGAAGGTCTGATTTTGAGGTGTAACGCCAGTAGGAGCGTTACTGAAGTACACGTTCTTTCCAGAGGTCTTGTTCGCCCAGGCGGAAGCAGCGTTGTTCTCCGGAGTAGCCTGCATGAGGTTGTACCCGTTCCAGTTGCTTTCGCCACGGTTATAGGCGTCGGTAGCCTCCTTCTTTTTGCCTGCTGACATGAAGCACATAATGTTATGCTTTCGATTGTGTCTGTGCTGGTTCATTTGTCCAGCAATACACAAAGAACCGCTCCCCGCCCTTGCCGTACTTGGCAGTCTCCGACTCTTTGTAGGCACCGAATGACTCGAGCCAACGATGGGCAATGTCGTGGCTGTCTAGGCTTCGGCATTCCATTCGATGCCAGCCGGCGGCATCCAGGGCCGGGAAGAACACTCGCTTGCCGAACTTGGTAGTGGACATGGCAATCTCGTCGAAGCGATCCGTCGCGAACATCCAAACCGACCACACGCCAGGCCACATAGCCAAAGCCCCGCAACAGACCACCGGCTCACCGTCGTCGGCGTGAAGCACGAAGCCGAAGTCTCCGCACTTGAGGACGCCGTTGGCGAATGACCACGGGTCGTCCGACCATTGGGTTGCGAAGATCTCCTTCTGGTCCTTCTCGCGCATCTTGTGGACGACGTGGTGAACCCCCTCCGGATAGAGTTCAGTTACTTTCATTCGCCTCGAAGTGAGCGATGATGTTGGCGATGCGTGCGTAGCCGGACGAGTTGTTGACCATGCGGATGCCGACGTGCGTGCCGGTTCCGTTAGCCATCACTCGACCAAGGCTGAAGGTCGGATGGGTGATGGTACCGCAGTCGTCTCGGGCGTTGATGGCAACCGGGTCCATGCCGATGAACACCTTCCAATTTCCCTCGATCGTCATGTCCAATCCGTTGAGCGTCTTCTGGTGTGCCGGCTTGCCGGCGTCAAGGTATGGCAGGACAACCTCGACCTCGCTGTTGTCGTACTCTGCGTTGTTCGTGCCTCCGTACAGGTAGACCACATTGCCGGCGCGAGCGTACACGCGGCCGTCCTTGGTAGTGAACTTGGTGATCGCAAAGCCGGGTTCATAGACCGACCAGGCTGCGACTTGGCTGTTCGGGAAGTAGGAGTAGACGTATACCTTTGAGCCGATTGCCAGCCAGTATCGACCATCAATCGGCTCGATGATGGCGCAACACGCCGACTTCTGGATTTCGGTCATGGCGGCAAGCTCCCCTAGGATGATGCCGTCAACGGGAGTACCTACGTCGTTGACGACGGCAGCATTGGATGCGTCTCGCGCGCGGAGGGATCGTACGCCGGAGTCGGATAGGTAGAAGACGTCAATCTCCCCGATGGACACGACGCTGTTAGCTGCGAATGTGCCGGTATTGGAAAGCACCTGGCCCTGGCGGTTGTTGGCTGGGTCGGTATCGATGGCCCACAACTGGATTGACCGTCGAGCAAAGGCCGCAAGCTGCCCCTGGTATAGGGCAAGCGCAGTAAGAACCTCATTTCCACCGCTGTTATTGGACAGGTTGATGAAGCCAGACCCTGTTCCGTTAGAACTCCACTTTGTCGGCTGGTTTACGCCAGAGAAGAAAAGGCTGGAGCCGCTGGTGATGTGTGCCTTTGTCTTGAACGTTAGGGCTGATACCGGGGTCAAGTTAGACACGCGGCTTGCTCCAATCGAAACCACGTTAACAGGGTCAAGTTCTGGAGCGAAGTTGAATGTGATCTTGACGTTGTTCGCGTAAGACCCTCCAAGCGTGAAGTTCGTCTTCTGCGGCAAGCCTACGATTGCGTTAACACCTCCGGAGAAAGACACCACGTTTCCGATTTCCACATTCCCGGTCGTAGTGACGGAAACAACCCTTCCATTCGGAGATGCCCCGGAGCCTTGTGTTGCCGTTAGCACTACAGATCCATTGGAGACAGATGCCGTGTATTCAGTTGAAGACGTGTAGGCATTGATGTTCTCCGCCAACAGATCCATCGTAGATGTGTTTGAACGATACCACTTCGTTGGAGTACCAAGGATCTCAACGCCGTCTACCTTCACGGACGTGATCGCGCTAGTACTACCGCCTTGAAGCACGGCAAACCTTCCAACGTATCTCCCAGGATTGAATGGGCTTACTGCAATCGTTGATACATCAACAAGCTCGCTGATGTTCGGGAAGGAAGTGGGATCTGCATCAAACTCAACCCATAGGGTCTGACCATTCCATTGAGACGGGTTGTCGTAAAACTGCGAAGAAGGAGGATTGCCAACATAGTCACTAATGTGGGTTTTGAAAGTGATGGCAGTACCGCTAGAGATGACGCCAATGTCCGGAAAACCAACGACTCGAGAGACACCACCAGGCACGGTAACAGCTTGCAGGCGGCATTGATCTAGGAACTGATAGATGTTGTACGCCAGTCGATGAGCTGGAGTTGACGAAGGGAGATACGTTGGTGCAACAGTAGTGTAGTCAAATCCACCGGTAGCCCAACTGGACGCATTGGCAACGATTTGCGAGCCAATGTAAAAGGCCATGATTTTTGGGGTTGATGCAATGCCAGAAAGCACCCTGCCTCCGTAAGCAGCACCACTTCCACCCCTTCCCGTCACCGAAAACTTTCCAGATGAT